CGGTCGGGATCCGGACTGAAGGGTATAATATCCGTGAGGTGTGGGGGCTTATATTAGATGACATCATCCAGATGGACGCGCCCCTGCTGGTGTTCGACGAGGCGGATAAACTGACCGAACCGGTGTTCCACTATTTCATCAGCCTGTACAACAAATTGGAGGAGAAATGCGGCGTCGTGTTTTTGAGTACCGATTATATTGCCAAGCGCATCAGCAATGGTTTGCGGTACCAGAAGCCCGGCTACAAGGAGTTCTACAGCCGTATCGGACGGAAATTTTATGAGTTGGAGCCTACGGA